AGCGGCGCTGGTCTCGCTGGTTTTTAATCGCGGACCGGCACTGTCTGGCGAGCGTCGGCGGGAAATGTGCAATATTCAGGCACTGCTCAAGACCGGCAACCTCAAGGAAATTCCCAACCAGTTTCGCGAGATGGCGCGCTTGTGGCCTAACTCCAAGGGGCTTAGGCGGCGGCGCGGGGAAGAGGCTGACTTATTCCAATCTGGAATAGTACCGGCTGGCGAGTAGTCACAATTTGCCGAATGGTGCGCAGGGAGAGCCTGCGACGGGTTGTTGTTATCCCCATGAAACAAAGGCACTTGCGACTTGTGCGAAAAACGCACGCTAGACAGCAAAGCGGGCTTTGCTAGGGTGCATGGATGAAAATGATTGTAATGCCTGCAAACGCTACAGGCTGGTTTTGGCACTGTCTTGCCAGAGAGACAGGGCGCATTGGGCACTTGTTTTCACCTGGGGCGCAACGTGGTCCGTGGCCTTGGTTTCCCTACTCACTCGACAACGGTGCTTTTGCCGCGTGGGATCAGGACGACAACGTGTGGCGCGAGGATCTGTGGGACGTGGAGGCGTGGCACAAAATGATCCGCTGGGCACAGGCACAGGCTCAACAACCACGCTGGGCGATTGTCCCGGATTGGATTGGAAGCGGGGAACGCACCATTGAGCGTTGGTATCAGTTTGAAAATGAAGTGCCGTTTGCAAAGGCTCTGGCGGTGCAAGACGGAATGAGCGTTGCGCAGGCGAGAGACATGAACCCAAATGTTATTTGCGTGGGTGGAACAACCGAATGGAAATGGGCTACCGTTGAAATGTGGGCAAAATCATTTCCTCGCGTCCACGTTTTGCGCGTCAATTCCCCCCAAAAGCTGGCCTACTTAGACCAGCTCGGAGTTGAGTCTTGTGACGGCACTGGCTGGAACCGGGGCGATAGAACGCAAACCAGAGGGCTAGAACTTTGGGCGCGTCAAAATCCAACTCCAGTGCAATCAATGCTTGCCGATTACGTTTGCAAACAACCAGACAAGCAGCAGCTTACTTTTTTATGAGTCCACACGAACATCACGCTGAATGGTCATCCGTAAACCATCCACCCCACTACACTGGGCACAAATCCGGCGTGGAGTGCATCACAATCTGTGAGCACCACAATTTTTGCATTGGCAACGCCATCAAATACTTGTGGCGCGCGGGCCAAAAGGGCGACGCCGTGCAGGATCTGCGCAAGGCAATCTGGTACATCGAGCGCGAGATCAACCGTTTACATCAAAATGGCAGCCGATAAAACACTCCGCGAACACTGCCGCGAGATTGGCAAGCTAGGCGGTGCAGCTAAATCCGAAAAAAAAGCAGAGGCAGCGCGCCGGAATGCCAGTAAGCCACGACCTAAAGCGCGTGAAATGAACGCTTTGAAGCGGGCTAAAAAAAGTTAAACAAATCGCTAGCCAAGCGTGCTTGGGTGACTATAGTTGGGCCCATGACAACAACGCTCAACTACACGCTCCCCTCCGGCAAAACCTCAATTATCACTGTGGCCCCCAAAAAAAACTGGGATGGAACAATATGCGCAGAGGTTACGGCAACAGTACAGGGCATTGGCGGGATGCCTCAAATGCACCTGTTACGTCCCGCTGGATTGCCAGCTTGGGCGGTGTCCGCGATCGGCAAGCTGCCATTGTCCTCTGAGGTGGACGCACAGGTTACAGCAGCAGCCGCAGCCATTAATGCAGCGCACACCGAGCACAACGCCGCAGCAGCCGCTCACATTGCCGAGCTGGACGCAGTTAGCACCAGCAGCGCACGCATTGCTCGCGCTATGGCATGCGGGGAGTAATTTTTAGCGACAAACAACAAACCAAAAACCAAATGACCATCCTACACACAATCACCGTCTCAAATTGCGCCACCGGCGAACAGAGCACCCGGCACATCACACGCTCACGCCAACTGACCTACCAAGGCGCAGAGCGCATCCTCCGCCGGAATGGCATGTCCACCGACCTGACAGTAGTCCGAATTGAAACCGCAATTTACGCCTAACCAAGACACAAACCAAATGAGCACGACAATCAAACCACGCTGGATCATTAAAGATCATACCTACGGCACCTGCACAGTTGACCCGCGCAGCATTCGATACTATCGCAATGAGCGCCACCCTTACGGCTGGCACCTTGGATTTGAGTGCAGCGTTATCTTGCCAGATGGCAGTCGCAAGCCAGCATCATTTGGCGCTCTCGGTACTGACCGCCGCGCAGCAATGGCAAACGCTCTTCCGCGCTAATTCGATGAGCACCTCACACTACTCCCGCCCCTACCAAGGCCCAACACCGCCACCCAATACCAAGCGGCATAGCCTTTTGTGCTGCGCAGGATTCTGGGCATTAGCAATGGTAGACATCCTGGCACTAGCTGGGGCTTCTGACATTGTGGAAGCGCTGACTTTTGCGGGTCTCACGCTTCTCAACGTGGCAATCCTCATCCGGCTAACAAAATGAGCGGAATGATGAATGGGGCTCCGTATTGGAGCCCACCACATAGGCATGAGAAAAGCTTTGCTCACCGAGCTGGTATCAGGGTTGAACTGGCAGAGATGCCGGAATTGGTCACAAAAGCGATCAGGCAGGGGCTAATTCAGCGACCAGATCCAAGCTGCACAATTCCAACGCCGGTCAAAGGCGAGTTAGCAGACTGGCGCATTGCCAACTGCGCAGACTGCGGAATCAGTTTTGAACGTGGACGCAGGGAGCTGGTCAAATGTGCCGCCTGTCGCATGCCGGTTCGGCCTTGTTCAGGCTGTGGCAAGGATTTTCGACCGCCAGACCTAAAAAAGGTGTGCTGCTCGAAGGAATGCAGCCAGAAAAAGCAGGTGCAGAATTTCAAGGCAAATCACGCGCTGACTGCAAAACCATTAGGCATGGTGCAGTGCGTGATTTGCAAGGGCATGCGACCCGAACCAAAACGCGGCGCACGGATCGCTCAGACATGCAGCAAAAAGTGCTTCATAATTCTCAGCAAGCAACTCAGATCAAAAACAAAATGAAAATACGACACAGCAGTTTACCGAAGCTCGCATTGTGCGGGCAGTACGAGGGCTCACCGGGCACCAGCCCAGCAGCCGAACGAGGCACAAAATTAGACGCAGCATTTCGGCACGCATGGACCCACGGGGAGTTTCCCAACTGGGAACTGTCCGAGGAAGACGCACAGGCGATCCGTTGGGCGATTAACCAGTGCATGTTGCTGGGTGGAGTCACTGACGGCCTAGTGACCCGTGACGAAGTCTGCCGTGTGCAGACGGCTGGGCTGGAGCACACTGGCACCGTGGACGGCGTTACAACTCGGGCTAACTGGAGCATGGATCTTAAGAGCGGCCAAATCTACGATTACCAGGGCCAGATGGCAGCCTACGCACTGGGCCTAATGCAGATGCGATTTGAGCAGACATGGACAACGCATTTGCTTTTTTGCGACCAGCGCAAAGTGGTAACGCACGAATGGACGTACAAATCCGCAAGCGACCTAGTGCGCGGCATCCTTGCCAATGTCGGCACCGGCCCGCGTGAAAACGACTACTGCGGGTGGTGCGCGAAATCGCTGACATGTCCGGCTCGGGTTGCCAGCAAGGACGCCGCGCTAATTACGGTGGCGGGACTTGCTCCAACAGTGCAGGATGAGGGATTTTTGGCGCTGCTAAACGACCCGGTACAGCTTGGTAAATTCCTTACGGCCTGCTCAACGCTGGAGGATTTCAGAGACGCGGCAAAAACAAAGGCCCGCGAACTGCTCGAAGCTGGGCAGCTGGTGCACGGCTGGAGGTTGCAAAAGCCGCGTGCGTCTGAGTACATCGAGGCCGAGCACGTCGCACGGGCTGTCGAGGAAGGGCTAATTGGGGCCGGTGACGCCATTGCCGCACTGGGAGGGCTGAGTCGCAAAAAAGCGGAAACGCTTTGGAGCAACGCTGGGCACGAGTTGCCTGAATGGATTGTGCAGAAGAAAATTGGGCAGGCTCCGCTTGTACAGGCCAAATAATCACACAGGGGGCTGCGCATCCTCAACACGCAGACAACCAAAAAACTAATATGTCAGACATGCAACTTATCCCTTTTGGGGATCTCCAACAGATGGCAACCGTCGTCGCTAAAGCTGGATGCTTTGGTTTCAAAACGATGGAACAGGCCGCAGCGCTTATGCTTGTGGCTCAAGCGGACGGGCTGCACCCAGCAAAGGCTGCGACTCATTATCACATCATCAACGGCAAGCCGTCGCTCACGGCTGACGCTATGCTGGCGCGATTTCAGGGCGCTGGAGGGCGCGTCAACTGGGATGCGTATTCCGACGAAGGCGTCACCGGGACGTTCTCGCATCCGCAGGGCGGCA